AGGACAAGCACAAAGTGAATTAGATGCGTTGAGAGCTACATCTACACAAAGGCAGTTTGAACCTTATCAAAGATTATCTTTTATGTCAGATATATTTAGAGGTGTGCCATCCACTGCGACTACATTGACTTCAACTACGACTCCTCCTCCAAGTAGATTATCTCAAATTGGTGGATTAGCTGGTGGTATAGCTAGTCTTCTTGGAGCCTTTGGTGGAGGCGGTGGAGGCGGTGGAGGCCTTGGTGGTATATTAAAAGGCTTATTTTAATGAGTGTAATGAATCGTAAAATGTTTAATCGCAACGCTCGTAACAAATTAAATGCTATGGGTGGTATAGCTAGTTTTCAGAATGGTGGTTCTATAACCGATTATTTACAGTCAAGAGGAATAACTGCAACACCAGATTTATTATCAACTTTAGCCACTGCAAATAAATCTGTGCCTTTTGCAAACATACCCTCAAGAAATCCATCTGGTGGAATTGTATCAAAAAATAGATTGCCAACAATTACTTTATCTGGATCAGATATTAAAAAAATAGCAGAACAAAGATTAAATAGATCAAAATTTAAAGATCAAACTATAGGTGGTACACTTTTTAAACCAGAAGAAGCAACTAGTCCTGGCGGAGCAGCAGTAAGTCAGTTGGGTAAATCAATTACTGAGACTTTGATAGATGCTCCTGCAAAAGGAGTGTCTAATTTATTAAATATATTTAAACCTTTTAGCGAAATGACTCCTGGTGTTCAGAAAAAACTTGAATCTGGAAAGGGTAATATAGATTTGAAAGGTGTTGATATCACTCAGATACCTAACATTCAAAGCATACCAGGTTATGAAAATTTTGGTAGACCTATAGGAATGGTACCTGGTCGAATAACTAAAGTAGTGCCAGAGGGTTCTAAAGGTTCAAAACCTTTTCCTAAAACTCCTGCTGATATTATTAGTGATGATACTAATATTGTTACAGACATGTCAAAGGATCAAGAAAAGATAATTGAAGAACAAACAAGAATGCAACAAGGACAATTGCCACTTGTTAAACCAGAGGGTGATGTCACAAAGAAAAAAGGTTTGGATCAAGAAGGTGGTGTCGCACAAGGAATTGATGAAGCAGACAAAATTGATGAAGCAGATAAAGTAGAACCACAAGCAAAAGATGCTGTTGAAGTCGCTGAGGTTATACAAAGTGGTAAACCAGAAGATCAACAAGCAGAACTAAAACAGTTAATGCAAGAATTTAAACAAAATGCACCAGAGTATAAAGGTGTCGATAAAAGTTTAGCGATTGCAAAAATATTTTTTAGTATGGCAGCGGGTCAAAGTCCAGATGCGATAACTAATATTGCAGGTGCATTGGAAAAAGGTGCTGACGATTTTATAAAAGATAAAAAATCTAGAGATGCTTTCAACAGACAAGTAGACTTAGCAGCACTTCAATATGGCATTGGTGAAGTAGGTAAAAGAAGAGCACAAGATAGATTAGATCAAAGAACATTCACAGACTTTGTTGTTGGTAAAGGTGGCTTAACATATAAAGGAGTTACTTACGAAGAGGGTGACACTTTTAGATTCTCTACAAAAGATTATATGGATAATGGTGGTAAACTACCTAAAAACATTATGGATAAAACTTTTGCAACTAAATATCAAGCAGCAATAAATGCTAAAAACAAATCTTTCAATGACTTACAAAAAGATTTGTTAAAGAAAAAATTTCTTACAACGGAAGCTCAAAGAAAATATAAAACTGATTATCAAAAAGCAATATCAAATGCATCAAGTGCTGAAACTGCAGGTTCCTTACTTGAATCTGTAATTATGAGAGCACCAGAAATAGTAGGTGGTAAACCTGCTTTTAAACAATTTGGTTCACAATTTTTTGCTTTTTTTGGAACTAAACCACCAAAAGGATTTGACGCAAAACAAATTGGAATTAATGATTTAAAAGCGGCTTTACAAGATGTTGTTAAAGTTACTCTAAGTGAAACCCAATCAGCTAATTCAATATCTAATAGAGATGTTGAATTTTTAATTCAAGGTTTCTTATCTGATGGAATCATAACAAAAAATAAAGATGGTACATTTGATTTCTCATTAGCAGGTACAACACAAAAAACATTTGTGAAAAGTTTACAAAAAGGTTTAAAGGCAGTTAGAAGAGCACAAGTTCAAAGTTTAAATCAAATGACTGCAATAGAAAACGAACTAGTTGGTGCATACACTTTTACTGGTGGAAGTCCAGAAGAACAAATTCTTGCTCCATTAAGAAGAGATAAAACATTTAAGCCAGGTGCTACTCTTCCTAAAGGTCAAACACAAAAATTATTATCATTTAATGAGAAAGATAATTTATACTTTGTAAAAAAAGGTTAACTAATGGGTATAATAAATGTTCAAACTGATGATGGTATTAAAAGAGTTCAGATAGAAGGTGACAAGCCAACTGATGAAGAACAAGAATTTATTTTAAATACTTTTTTTGCTGATGAAGCACCACAGTTTGATCCTAGTCAGCCATCAAGACCAGCATCACCTAACATTAATTTAGCAACTGCTTCTCCAGAAGAAATAGAAAATTACAGAAGACAACTCGAACTTGCAGGAATCAATCCTGCTACTATGCAAGCTTTTGAGGAGGGTGAAACTGGCTCACTTAAACTTCCTGGTGTTGATTATGACACGGGTGTTAAAGATTTTAGCTTTAGAACTGCATTAGGTAATTTAGAACTACCATCAGAAAAAGCAGAATATCTTACAAGAAAAGTAGGACGGGATGGTTTTACAGTTGATCCTGGTGGTAGATTTATACTAACTCAAGTAGGTAGACAAAAACTTGGTCTTGGCGATGGACCTCCAATATCAATTGATGAGGAAGGTGTATCACGTTTTGATGTTGCTGATTTTATTGGTGAGAGTGGAATACCACTAGGTGCAGGTATCGGTGCAGGTATTGCTATGTCTGGATTTGGTTTTCTTCCTGCTGCTGCAGTTGTTGGTGCATCTATGTTTGCTGGTAAATTACTAGATGAAAGTTTTGAAGCAGCACGAGGATTACAAAAACAAACATCTAATGAAGTGTTAAGAGATGCTGCAATGGAAGGAGCCTTTGGTATTTTTGGTGAGGGACTCGGAAGAGGTTTATCAAGAATATTTGGTAGATTAATAAAAGGCCCTGGTGGACAAGAAGCAGAGATAATTAGAGCAGAAGGCAGACAACTTATAAGAGAAGGGTTTCGTCCAACATTAGAAGGTGCTGCTCCAAACTTAAGACCTATTATGGGTAGATTGCAAGCCATTTATGAAGGTGTGTTTCCAAATACAAAAGCCGCTAATAAAAATTTAGAACAAGTTATTAAAGAATTAACAAAGTTTGATCAAATAGATGATGTAACATTAGAAACATTAGAGACTTCAATTAAGAAAGATATAAGTGAAATTTATGATAGTGTAGATAATAAAGTTGTTAATGCCACACGTAGATTAAACACAGAAATAGAAAACAGTATTAAAGCTATAATAGAACCTTTGAAAAGAGGGGAACAAATAAGTCAAGAGGCTTTATCTAATCTAGTTGTATCTAAAGCATCCTTTGACGAAACATCAGATGCATTATTTAAATCTGCATCAGAAAACTTTGGTGTTAATAGTAAAGTTATTCCAATAGAACAAATTAAGAAAGCCTATGATCAAATTCTTACAACCTTACCAAAAAGAGAAGTTTTACAAGACACACAATTATCTGGCATACTAGACAATGCCATATCAAGAGCACAAGCCAGAGGTAATTTAGGTGTCCCACAAGGTGCTCCAGGATTTCTTTCAAAACAAGCTGTTTTACCATTTACAAGAATTTCAATACAAGAGGCACAAACCTTACGTAAAATTATCAATAATCTTCAATATGACGATCGTCTTGCGTTAGCAGCTAAGGGTGGTGCCTATAAAAATTTAAAAGCAGCGGTAGAGAAATCTTTTGAAGAAGCTGAAGACACACTCGCCTTAATTGTGAACAACATTGATCCAGTAGATCTAGGAGTAACAAAAGGTGCACTTAGATCATTAAGTGATGCTGAAGGACAACGTATAGGTGAAATGTTACGTAAAGGTGGATTTGAGTTTGGTAAAGACTTACCACCATTACGACCAGGATTCCCAGGAGACTTTGGAGCACAGACTCTACGAACAACAGTTGGAGATCTTGCCAATATAAATAAAGGATTAACAGATTTAAGACGAGCCAGAGAGTTTTATGCTAAAGGTATTAATAGATTTGATGACGCTGTGGTTGAAAAAATTTATGCTGAAAGTAAAAAAGGATCGCTAAGACTGGATCCAAAAAGATATTTAGATCAATTAGTTAAATCTGATCAACCTAGCGTTTTAAGAAGATTTTTGTTTGCAGTTAGAGGATCACCACAGTTTAAAGATTTCGATGCAGGACAAAGATTTTTAGATAAGCAGTCTATTAATATAGGTGGTAGATCCTTAAGTATTAAAGAAGCTGAAGATTTACTTCCTCAATTTGCTGATGGTAAACAGAAAACAAATTTAATAAAAAGGATTGAAGCAGCTAAACGAAAAGCCTCAGAATTATCTGGACGAGTTGGAACAGAACAAAGTGATGCAATGAGACAATCTTTAGCAAGAGCTTGGTTTGAAAGAGAACTCAATGATGCTAGTAATCTCACAAAAGTTAAAGGGATAGATGTTTTAAGTGGTAGTAAAATAGCTGCAAAGATAGATGGTCTTGGAACAACTGCTGATGAATTATTTAAGGGATATTCGAAAGATGTAAAAAATCTAGCAAAGTTGTTAAGACAAACTGGCACAGAGGGTTTTGATGAAAATGTATTAGCACAATTTGGCAGAAGTGACATGCCTGGTCTTATACGTGGTCTGCAACAAGCAGTCAAAGATCAAGCGGCTTTCAAAGAGGATTCTTTTTTACGTAGTCTACAAGCTAATGATGCCGAGGGAATTGTTGGACAATTATTTAAAAAACAAAATGCTTTGAAAGTTAAACAATTTGTTAATGGTAATTTAAAAGTAAACAACATACCATTAAGTCAATATGGTGGATTTAATGATGGTTTAGTAGACAAAGTAAAAACTGCTGCGTTATCAAAAATATTAAGAAGTGTTGGTGATGTAGACTCGCCTGCATTTAAAGACGCTTTTATATCTGGCCGTCTTGGAAAAAGATTTCAAACTGTATTAAATGATTATGGTGTAGAAACATTAGATGCCATGCTTGGTAAAGAAACTACAGAAGGCTTGTTCAAACTTGCCAATAATATGATAAGAGTTTCTAATCAACCTTTAGCTGGAAGAGGCGGATTGTCTGCACCAAACATAGCTATAGGTTTAGGTTTAGGTGCTTTTTTACTTAATCCATTAGCGACTTTACCCGCTGCAGCTTTTTATCTTGGAATGTCTACAGTGTTACGTAAACCCGCAGTATTAAATTTAATATTAGCAAGTAGAAAACCTGGTGCAGATAAATTAGGTCAAGCATTTCAAGTTGTTAATTCAACTGTAGCTCAACTTGGTCAAGAAGCAGTCCGTAGTGACGAAGGTGTGTTTAATGTATCACCAGAAATATCACAACCAGTGCAACGAGCAATTACAGACGTAAGCAATATAAAAATACCCAATATTCAGCCACCCGCTAACGTAGGTTCTGCAGGAGGCGTTAATCCAATATTAGTACCCAACCCTGTAACTAGAGCAACAGTAGGAAGTCAATGAACCTAGAACAACTTAGAGAAGAACTAAAAAGAGATGAGGGGTGTGTTAACGCCATATATCTTGATCATTTAAATTTACCCACGATTGGTATAGGACATCTTGTCACTGAGTGGGATGAGGAACATG